TGTTGCCGTTGAAACATTCCCATTATACTTGGAATTGCGGCAACATTGTGACAATGTGTGCCTGTTTTTGCATACCTGCCATGCGCTTGTGTCTATTGACACGGCAAATATGCATAGCTCAGGGGTCCAGCCATGCGCTCAGTGCATGGCTCTAGGATCGCCTGTGAGTGGCCTTGTCGATGGTCCCGGCTACCCTAGCACCTAAAAACAGAGTTGGCCGCCTAGGGTGCCTTCTAGGCCGTTTAAACGGTATCCGTGTTTTTTGCTGTTCAATCAACAATTGGATAAAAAACAGTTACGGAACCGAAACAATTGCATTGCCCAATTGTTTACAAATCAACAATTTGATATCCAACCAACACACACTCTCACACTTTAGAATTTTTCTAAACTGTCACACCATTGCCCAACGTTGCATCTCCGCAACATTGTTGCAATTCTGTAACAGCGTGACGCCTGGGCAACAGTGTTACAATTTTGCAACACTCCAAGTGTGGCTGGTGTGCAACAGTGTGACAACTTTGTTACACTTTGAATGTTCGAGCTTTGTTCCTACTTTGTTCTCGTCTGGAACAAAACAGGAACAAAAGAGGTACAGACCCCCCACGGTGTTCCCATCATTATCATGTCCACTGTGTCCATTCTGGGGGTAATTTTGAAAATCACCATTGACACACCATTGTTTTTACTATATACTAGCTGTAAGAATAACCCTAGGAGGGGGACTCTATGAAAACTCAGAAGTATGCTTCTTACGAAGAGCCAAAGACGTTAGATAAAGAGTTAACTGACAAGGAACACGAGTTCATCGTGAACCTCGTAGACAGCCACCTTGAGCCAGAAGAGGCATTCTTCAAAGCTGGTTATACAGCTGAGCGGTCAAACTCTAAGAATCGAGCAAAGCGCCTACAGCGTCACCTTTGGCTCCACATTGAAAAGCGAATCAAGGAGCGAGTCGGAGAAACAGCTACGCTGGCCCTGACGGTCCTAGAGCGCCTGATGCGCGAAGCTGAGTCCGAGAACGTCCGATTGAACGCTGCGCGAGACATCCTGAGCCGTGCGGGTTACGATGCAACGCACAAGCAAGAAACTGTGATTCGAGAAGTTTGCGAGTTGTCTGACAAAGAGCTTGACGAACAGATCGAGCGGTTGTCTAAAAACGTGGTAAAGTTACGTGGATAAAGTTGAGGTACTGAAGCTTCTTCAAGAAAAACAGCGCAGAATAGAAACAACCCGTATTCTGCAATATGAGCCTTATGGCTACCAGACGAAGTTTCACACCGAAGGTCAAGATTGCGCACAGCGCATCCTGATGGCTGCTAACCGAGTAGGGAAAACTTATTGCGGTGCAGCCGAGACAGCGTACCACCTGACGGGGGACTATCCAGAATGGTGGGAGGGGAGAAAATTTAATCGTCCGGTCAGGGCTTGGGCAGCTGGTGAGTCTAACGATACGACCAGAGACATTATCCAAAAAGAACTCTTTGGCAACCCACAGGACCCAACGCGCAAAGGCACCGGAGCAATACCGCTAAAGAACATCGTCGAAACTATTCGTAAACCCGGTGTTCCCAATGCCTACTCAGCTGCGCTCGTAAAGCACAAAGCTGGAGGAAACTCTCAGATCAGCTTCAAGGCTTACGAGCAGGGATTCGAAAAGTTCATGGGCGAGTCAGTAGATGTCATCTGGCTCGATGAGGAGCCGAAGCAGGAGATTTTCTCTCAGTGCATCACGAGAACCGCAGATACAGGTGGAATAGTCTATATGACTTTTACACCAGAGCGTGGCATGACCTCTGTGGTTTCGGCGTTTATGAACGAACTGAAACCCGGACAAAGCCTGACCACAGCCACTTGGGACGACGTAGATCACCTAGACGAAAAGACAAAGGAACAGCTGTTAGCCGTATATAGCCCAGCTGAGCGCGATATGCGCTCTCGTGGTATTCCGGTATTCGGCTCTGGTCTGGTCTTTCCGGTGGCAGAGGAGGACATAACCTGCGAGGACTTTGATCTTCCAGAGTATTTTCCTAGACTTGCTGCTGTGGACTTCGGATATGACCATCCTACAGCAATCAGCTGGGTAGCATTTGATCCGGACGACGATGTAATCTACGTCTACGACGAGTATCGCAGAAGCAAAGAAACACCATTGACACACGCAGCTGTGCTCAATGCCAGAACACCTGGTATTCCTGTAGCATTCCCCCACGATGGACTACAGCACGATAAGGGATCAGGCATTCAGCTGGCCCAACAGTATCGAGACTTAGGTGTCTATATGCTTCCGGAGCATTTTAGCAACCCACCAGCGGAAGGCAAATTGAATGGTAATAACTCGATTGAAGCAGGGATTAGCGAAATGCTACAACGCTTCGAAACAGGTCGTCTGCAAATATTTTCAAGTTGTGTCGAAACTCTGGAAGAAATGCGCATCTATCATCGCAAAAATGGTAAGGTGGTTGCTATCAAAGACGACCTGATCTCAGCAATGCGCTACGCTGTTCTATCGGTAGGACGCTTCGGCGAAAAGCTGAAAAACAAGACGCATTACCGCAAGTACGGTTTTGAACAGGAAATCAAATACTCTAGCTCAGGGATAGTCTGATGCCAATCCGCAAAGTCAAAGGCGGCTACAAGTGGGGCAGCAAGGGCAAAATCTACAAGACCAAGGCTGGAGCAGCTAGGCAAGCGAAAGCAGCCTATGCAAGCGGGTACAAGGAGAAGAAACGTGGCTAAACAAGGACTCTATGCGAACATCAATGCTCGCAAGAAAAAGGGCATCTCGCGTCCTAAGAGCAAGAGCACCATCTCCGACAAAGCTTACGCAGCGATGAAAGCCGGGTTTCCCAAGAAGAAGAAATCCTAATGGCCCATAATATGACAGACGACGAGATCATTGGTCTTGTAGAAAGCGAGATCAACGGGTCCAGTGACTACATGGACTCCGAGATCAGCCAGCAGCGCGAGAAGGCCATCGAGTATTTCTACGGCGAACCCTTCGGCAACGAAGAGGATGGTCGCAGTCAGGTCGTAGTCACCGATGTCCAAGATACCCTGATGTGGATGATGCCCAGCTTGATGCGTATCTTCACAGCTGGAGACCGTGTTGTCAAATTTGTCCCCGAAGGTCCGGAAGACGAGGACATCGCAGAACAGGCAACCAAGTACGTGAATCACGTGTTCTACAAGCAGAACAACGGATTCATGGTGCTTTACAATCTTTTCCTAGACGCACTAATGCAGAAGGTCGGCGTCGTAAAACACTACTGGGAAGAGATCCAAAAGACAACTACCGAGCCCTACGAAAACCTGACGGAGCAGGAATTTTCGATTCTGATGCAGGATGACGAGCTAGAGCTTGTCTCCGATGAAGAGATCACCGAGATCACTCAGCAGCAGGACCCGTTCACCGGGGACATGATTCAGATTGAACAGGTCTACCACAACGCAACCTTCGCCAGAACGACGATGAGCGGCAAGGTCACGATTGAAAACGTACCGCCGGAAGAGTTTCTGATCAATCGTGGTGCCAAGACACTAGAGGATGCTCGGTTCATCTGCCATCGCTCGCACAAGAGCAAAAGCGATCTGATCAAGATGGGCTACGATCCGGAGATTGTCGATAGCCTTCCGGGTTATGTAGGCGGGGCGGACGATATCACCACGAGCCAAGAGTATATGGCTCGCCACGCTTACGACTCGACGGATGTCTATCCTAATCAGGCAGCTGCCGACTCAGAGATGGTGGTCCAAGTCTACGAGTCCTACCTGAAGTTTGATATGGACGGCAGCGGAATCAGTGTACTGCACAAGGTACTCCACGCTGGTTCAGAATTGCTCGACGTAGAACCTATCGATTATATTCCGTTCAGCACCGTCTGTCCTATTCCGATTCCGCACAAGTTCTATGGACTGAGCGTAGCGGAGACTATTCAGGATGTTCAGCTGATTCGTTCGACGCTGACTCGAAACCTTCTTGACAATATGTACCTTTCGAACAACGGAAGGTTCCAAGTTGTCGAAGGTCAGGTGAACATCGATGACCTTCTGACAAACCGTCCCGGTGGTATCGTCAGAACCAGAAGCCCGAATGCCCTACAGCCGATTCAGACTCCTGCTCTTCAGAACTATAGTTTTGAGATGCTGAAATACTGGGAGGAGTTGAAGACAGGTCGCACAGGTGTTAACCCGCAGACGCAGGGCCTCTCGGCTGACGTACTGAAGACTCATGTAACTAGCGGAGCTATCACAGCTGCTCTCACAAATGCCCAAGGTCGGCTTGAACTGATCGCCCGTGTCTTTGCTGACACTGGTGTTCGGAATATGTTCAAGCAGATATACAATCTGATTCAGCGTTACGAGGATCGCAAGCGGATCGTCCGACTGAATAACACCTACTTCCAGATTGATCCCAGCAGCTGGCGAGAAGACCTTGACGTTGATATCGAGGTCGGTATCGGCTACGGGGATCAGGATATTCGACTTCAGAACCTCAGCAACTACGCAGCCCTTGTTGAAAAGGTCGGACAGCAGACTCAGGGAATCATTCAGCCCGATAACATCTATAATCTTATGCGTGAGATTGCAGACGAAATGGGCATCAAGAATGTAGACAAGTTCATCTCAACGCCTCCGACAGAGCCTCCGCCGCCGAGTGCTCAGGAGCAGCTGGCACAGGCTCAAGCACAAGCGATGATGACGCAAGCTCAGGCTACGCAGCTTGAAGCACAGGTCAAAGCGAAAGAACTTGAAATCAAAGCAGCCAAGCTGGAACTTGAGCGAGTCGAAATTGAACACGATATGGCAGTAAAACGGGAAGAACTCAAGCTCAAGGGCATCGAGCTAGGCTTTGAAATGAACTCTGACAAAAACATAAAGGCATAATCATGGCTCATCAGAACAACATCGCTTCGCGCATTATCAGCAGCGAAAACATCTCCAGCAGCGGCACCAGTGCCCAGAGCGGTCGTGCTCCCTTCGGCTGCACCATTGCTCGCATCGCAACCACTGCGAACGTCAACATCGTTATCGGCGCTAATCCCACGGCCACCGCTGCGAGCACTCTGGTAGAACCCGCTGCTCCCGGCTACTTTGTTATCATGGGTGACACGAGCAGCGGAGCGACGGACGGAGAGAAGATCGCGAGCATCGGTACGGCCACAGTCAACATCACGTGGCTGGAGGGCTAAATGGCTCGCCAGCATCCATTTGCTCATCGAATTGTAAAAAGCGAAAGAGTATCTATAACTACAACATCTGCACAGTCTGGTACTTGTCCTTTTGGGGCTAGTTTTGCACAGATTCGCTCTCATGGAACTACCGGAGCACCTTTGAATTTTTTCAAAGTGGGTAATGATCCTGTAGCCACAACAGATGGAAGTTCTTCTTTTATCCACAACGGAGACGCAGAACACGTTATAGTTCGCCCTGATTCTTCCCCCGGTGCTGGCGATGGTGAGAAAATAGCTGCTATAGCGGATGCAGGTACAGCTTTTTTGTTCATTGATTGGATGGAAAGTTAAATGGCTACTAACAGAAAAATCACAGAACTGACAGAACTGGCAGAGGTTGATCTGTCGGATGATGACGTTCTTCCAATCGTAGACGTAAGCACCGGGACAACGAACAAGGTTCGTAAATCCACTTTGGCCTCTGCGCTCGCTGGTGTCGCCAGCCTAGCCGGAACGTCTCCGATCAGCGTAGACACTCCCACCGGAGCAGTCACCGTCAGCTTGGACACAGTGCCTATCAACAAAGGCGGTACCGGTGAAACCACTGCCAACGCTGCTCTAGCGGCTCTGGGCGGTATCTCCGATCCGACCAGCGTTCGCGGCGACTTGATCGTGCGCGGCGCTTCTGCTCTAGGCAAACTGGGCATTGGCGCATCGACCTATGTTCTCAAGTCTGACGGCACCGATCCGGCGTGGGGCCAGGTGGCTGCTTCGGAAATCACCGGCAGCGTCGATCTCGCCTCTCAGGTCACCGGCACTCTACCGCTGGCCAACGGAGGCACCAGCGCGACCACTGCCAGCGGAGCAAGGACCAGCCTTGGCCTTGGCAGCATAGCAACGCAGGACTCCAGTAGTGTAACGATCACTGGCGGCTCAATCACCGGCATCACCGACCTAGCGGTTGCTGACGGCGGCACGGGTGCCAGCGATGCGGCGACCGCACGCACGAACCTTGGCGTAGCTATCGGCTCTGATGTTCAGGCTTACGATGCCGATAACGCTGTCACCGATGCAGCACAGACGTTCACCGTGAGCCAGCGTGGAACTATCACGACTGACAATGACTTGTCATTTGATATTGGCGACACCGGAACCAATAACTTCAAGTGTACCCCCACCGGCACCGGCACCCTGACGTTCACCAATCACACCGCTGGGCAGTCCGGCAATATCCTCCTGATTAACACCGGCGGTCACGCGATCTCTCTGGCAGCCACGACCAAGGGCGATGCCAATTTGGCGACGACGATCAGCACCGCTGGCACCTACTGGCTCTCGTATTACGATGACGGCACGAACGCCTATGTCGTCACCAGCGCGGTGTTTGCGTAATGTCGATCATTCAAGGCACGTCTAAGGCTGCTGGCGGTTTTTATACCATCGACCAGTCGACCCGGTTTAATGACGATGACTCAGCGTATCTGACTCGTACTCCGGGCAGTGCGAGCAGTCATACTACGTTTACGTTTTCGATGTGGATTAAACGATGTCAAACAGGGAACATGCGTTTATTCTCGACAGCCTTTGGCGTGTCGAACAAAGAAGATGAAATTTACTTTGAAAACCTCGACCGGCTGCAATGGCAAAGTTTTAACGGCGGTTCTTACGGATTTCGCCTACTTTCCAAAGCCGTGTACCGGGACTTTTCGGCGTGGATGCACATTGTAGCGGTACTCGACAGCACCAACGGAACAGCAGCAGACAGGCAGCGGCTTTATGTGAACGGTGAGCGTATCACCGCGTTTGATGCAGAGGTTCAGGCATCTGCCAGCTACGCCTCTTCGATTAACAACACACAAGCCCACTATATCAGCCGCTATTACGCCTCTGCTGTAGCCCTGTATGACGGCTACATGGCCGAGTTTTATTTCATCGACGGCCAAGCACTAGACCCTTCCAGCTTTGGCGAAGTTAACAGCATCACTGGGCAGTGGGTGCCGATTGAATACACAGGCAGCTACGGCACCAATGGTTTTTACATCACAGGCGAAGACTCCGCTGACCTTGGCGCTGATTACTCTGGCAACGGGAATGATTTCACGTCGTCAGGGCTGGCGACGAACGATCAAGTCACCGACACGCCAACAAACAATCATTGTGTCATGCAACCCGTGTGGCTTTATGGCTCGACGGTTTCAAACGGCAACCTGAAAGTCATCACCGCCAACAATGGCAACCCGTCTAACGCCTTTGGCACGGTAGGCATGTCGTCGGGTAAGTGGTACTGGGAGTACACACAGGACGTGGGTGCAACAACGATGTTGGGCATCGTCGCGGAGGAGTGGAACGCCAATAACTATCTTCACAACCTTACTCAAGCGTACCTCTACTACGCTGTTGACGGCAACAAGTATAACAACGGCTCCGGCGCTGCCTACGGGGCGTCTTATACGGTGGGCGATATAATCGGCGTTGCCTTCGATGCCGACACAGGCTCGTTGACGTTCTACAAGAACGGCGTGTCGCAGGGGGAAGCATACTCTGGCATCCCAGCTAGTACTTATTTCCCGTGCCACGACAGCAACTCCACAGCGGGGCATGGAGGCACCTTCAACTTTGGTCAACTAGGCTTCACCTACACCCCGCCCACCGACTTCATTGCACTATCCACCGCCAATCTAGACGACCCGACCATTGCGCTGCCCACCAACTATTTCCAGACTGTGCTGGACACTGGCGCGAATATCAAGACGACGGCAGAGGCGCTGTACACCGATCAGTTTGAGTGGATTAAAGATCGTGACAACATCAATAACCACCAGTTAATCGACAGCGTGCGTGGCACTTCTGCTGTACTTCAGTCGAATACTACAGCGGCAGAAACTACCTATTCTGCTCCGAGTGGGAACAGTGTTGGTTGGGTTTGGAAAGCCAACGGTACAGGTAGCAGCAACACTGACGGCACTATCACATCAACGGTGTCAGCCAATCCAGCAGGGTTCAGCATTGTTAGCTATACAGGTAGTGGCACGGATGCCACAGTTGGGCATGGTCTTGGTATTACACCTAAGTTTTTCTTTGGGCGTAACCGCACAGGTCGTGCGGCTTGGAGTGACTGGTACACTTATCATACTGGAATCGGGCAAGGCGGTTACATTTTCCTGAACACATCAGGTGTACAACAAACATCAACTGGCGTTTGGAATAACACGGCACCAACTTCTTCTGTATTTTCGTTAGGGGCAGGGTCTGGCCTAAATTATCCTGGTGATGCACATATTATGTACTGCTTCGCAGAGGTGGAAAACTTCAGCAAATTCGGCAGCTACACGGGCAATGGATCAGCTAATGGTCCGATGGTCAACTGCGGGTTCCTTCCCGCGTTCGTTATGGTGAAGGCATTATCTACGGCCAACGGCTGGAGCATTGTGGACACCAAACGTGACATCTACAACCCAGTTAAAGCACAACTCGCGGCGAACGGCGCTGACGCAGAAGCGTCGGGGGTGGCTATGGACTTCCTATCCTCCGGGTTCAAAATCCGAGACACGTCCGCCGGATTTAATACCAACACCAACTCATACATCTACATGGCCTTCGCCGAATCACCTTTCAAAACTGCAAACGCCCGATAGGAGGCACACATGACGACCATCTACAAATGTTGCCACGGGAAGACCATCCGACCGGGCAAGGCTTGGACCGATCAGACCGGCGTCACGCATCCGGCAAGCTGGTACGCATACAGCGCCGCGCAGAAAGCCGCGCTCGGCATCACCGAGATCGTGCAGCAGCCGCATCCAGACAGCCGGTTGTACACGTGGTCTTACAACGAGGACGGCACAGTAAACTCCACTCCTAAGCCTCTGGACGATATCAACGAGGTCGATGAAAACGGTGATCCGCTGCTTGACGAAAAAGGACAGCAGGTCGTCACGCTCGGCGTGAAATCTACGCTGATCGCCGAGGTCAAGGCGCAGCAGGGGTCGCTTCTCGCCAGCACCGACTGGGCCGTGATCCGCAAGGCCGACGCTGGCACAGATGTCCCTGCGAACATCGCAACGTGGCGTGCAGCGATCCGCAGCAAGGCGACCGAAATGGAAACGGCCATCTCCGGTTCAGCTGACACAAATGCCATCGCTGCTCTCTTTGTCAATTATGTGCAGGATGATGTTGGGTCTATTATTAAGTCTGGTATCCTGTATGATTGGCCTGAGCTAGATGAATAAGCTCCTAATCGCTCTATTGTTATTAGTTCCGACTAGCGTGTCAGGAATGAATATCACGTGCTACGATATAGATGCGGCCAGGAAAACACTTACAGAAGAAATAGGGTTTAAGGTTCAAGGTTACGGTATAAATATCAAAGGTGGATTGGTAACATTGTTCAAAACACCGGATGGAACTTTTATAATATCCGTAACTCCAGCTGAGTATCCTGACAAAATCTGTCCTATCATCGAAGGCACCAACTGGACTAACGTATTGACAAACTTGTTTAATGATGCTAAAATAGGCAAAAGGAACTAAGAGATGACTGTTGAATCCGCAACATATATCAGCCAGCTGAACTCGGCGCAGCCGACTGCGAGCGATAACATCTCAGAAGGCGATGATCATCTCCGACTAATCAAGAGTGTTCTCAAGGCGCAGTTCCCTAACCTAGCGACCACTGCCGTAAATCCCACCTCTGCACAGCTGAACAAACTTGGATTCGAAACGGGCGCTGTTATGATGTATGCGTCTAATACGATTCCGACGACGCAGACGATCAGCGGCATCAACGACTGGCTCCTTTGCGACGGCACTGATTATTCGACAGTCACCTACTCTGCTCTCTATAACATCATCGGGACCACCTTTGGAACATCCGGTTCTAACTTCAAGGTTCCGGATTATCGAACCTACTTTCCTGTAGGCGTCGGTTCAGGGTTTGTTCTAGGCACAGCTGGCACAGCGAGTGCAGCCACTGGCACCGATGTCCTGAAGTACCAGCCCATCAACTTTATCATAAAGACATGACGATAAACTATAGAGGGGAGCGGTTCTCAGGATACAATTCTCCGAAGAGGACCCCCGGTAAGTCTAAGAAGTTTGCAGTTCTGGCAAAACAAGGCGACAAAGTACGTCTTATTAGGTTTGGCGATCCTAATATGTCCATTAAAAAAGATCAGCCGAATCGTCGCAAGAGCTTTCGAGCAAGGCACAAATGCGACACCAACCCCCCCGGAAAACTAACAGCAAGATATTGGTCTTGCAAAAAATGGTAAGGAGATAACGATGGTTGCTAAATACAGCGGCAAGATGTCTGGCAAGATGGGTAATCGCAAGGTTCCCGGCCCCGGCGGAAACAAGATGCACAGCAAAGGTGCTGGTAATCGTTTCGGTAAGAAATGAACTATAAAGAAAAAGCGAATCAAGCAGCGATAATCTTAGAGAACCCAGTTTTCAAAGAAACGCTTGAACGACTCAGCAATGACTTGATCTCTCAATGGGGCATAGCTGAAACTACAGAAGAGAGAGAACTTTGTTGGATGAAACTTAACGCCCTGCGTTCCATTAAGGAAGACCTAGAGGCAACCATCCATAACGCTAAAATAGAAGGGTAAACCAATGAGTGAGGCACCGACCAATCCCGAAGGGGAAGTCACTGAGCCAAAGCTTTCGATGTTCGATGTCATGTTTGGAAGTGAGGAGACCACTAATCCAGAACAAGCAGTCGAAGAACCTGTCGATTCCGACGAGGAGTATGAAGCCCAAGATTATGACGAGGCGGAAGAGACAGAAGAAGTAGAGGTATACGACGACGAAGTTGAGACAGAAACCTCTCCAGCCTACACTGTCAAAGTTGACGGTGAAGAGTTTGAGGTTACTCTTGATGAACTGAGGAGCGGATACCAGCGGCAAGCAGACTATACTCGTAAGTCGCAGTCACTAGCGGAGCAGAGGAAAGCCTACGAAGCTAACCTTCAAGCTGTTCAGCAGGAGCGTAATCAGTACGCTCAGCTTCTTGAAAATATGTCGATGAACCAGAACGCTGAACTCCAGCGTTTCGAAAAGATCGACTGGAAAGAACTCAAAGACACTGATCCTATGGAATACATGGAAAAGCGTCTTGAGTATCAGGAAGCGAAGGAGAAAGTAACTGAGTTGCAGAACGAGCGTTGGCGAGTTCAGCAGCAGAACGAAGCAGAATTGGCCAGTGTGCTACAGGAAAAAATCCAGAAAGAAGCGGAACTCCTCGCACAGAACTTGCCTGAGTATGCTGACCCTGGGTCAAACTTGAAAACTCGTTTGCGGGATTATAGTTTAGGTCTAGGGTTCTCTCCTCAAGACATTGACGGGATAACCGATCACCGCGTCGTAATGGTTCTGTATAAAGCTATGATGCAGGATCAGGGCGCTACGGCTCCTGTCAAGAAAGCTAAACAAGCTGCTCCTAAAGTTGTGAAGGCCGGAACGCCAGCTTCAAAAGCACAACGCTCGAAGCGAGACGCTCAGGCTAAGCGTGAAAGACTTGCAAAAACGGGTAACCCTCGGGACGCCGCAAGTGTTTTTCTGGACTTAATCTCTTAAAATAGGAGCTAAACATGGCACAGCCTACTGGTGTGTATGTTACGTTCTCCTCAGCTGGTCTTCGCGAAGACTTGGAGAACGTGATCTACGACATTTCCCCGACTGATACCCCGTTCATGTCTATGGGCGGTCGTATGGACGCGATTGCGGTAAACCACGAGTGGCAGACGGATGCCCTCGCTGCCGCTGTCGGTACGAACTACAACGAAGAAGGCGCGACTCTCACGGCGGCTGAACCGGCTGCTACGACTCGCGAAGGCAACATCTGCCAGATCAGCCTCAAGACGACCCTCGTTTCCGGCACGCTTGATGCGGTGTCGAAGGCAGGTCGTCGCGAAGAACTGGCCTATCAGATGTCCAAGCGTGCGAAGGAACTAAAGCGCGACATGGAGACGACGCTGGTCGGTACGAACCAGTCGAAGACTGCGATGTCGGCGGATAGCACCGTTCGTAAGCTTGGCTCGCTTCCGGCGTGGGTCGAGACCAATATCTCGCAGGGCGCGTCAGCGTCTACGCCGGGTAATGGTACGGCTCGTACCGATGGTACTCAGCGTACCTTCACCGAGACCCTTCTCAAAGCTTCGATTCTGTCGGCTTACGACGAAGGCGCTGACATCAAGTATCTGATGATGGCTCCGTCGAAGAAGCAGACGTTCTCCAGCTTTGTTGGTGTCGGTGGCTCGGCGGGTGTGTCGAACTTCAACGATGTATCCGACCAGCGCATCATTGGCGGCATGGATGTGTACGTCAGTGACTTTGGTGAGATGGCCGTTGTCCCGAACCGCTTCCAGCGTGCTCGTGACGTTTGGCTGCTCGATCCGGAGTACTACGGCATCGCGTACCTGCGTCCGTTCTTCCAGAAGGAAGTGGCGTCTACGTCTGATGGTGAGCAGCGTGCGATCATCACCGAGTACACCCTTGTCGTTAAAAACGAGAAGGCGCTCGGTGCGGTCTACGACCTTACCTAAGCCTAAAGGGGAGGGGCCTAGTGCCTCTCCCCACCACTTTGCAAGAGATAGTTATGAGTGATCCAGTCAAGACAAAATTTAATTACGACCACGAGACGGATAACGTCATTCTCCACAGTACCCAAGATGTCCAGCCGCTGCTAGAACTGAACAAAAAAGAACTTAACGGCGACTCGATGTACGGCGGTGTTGCTAATTCCGGAATGCGCAAAGTTGCCAGCATCCCGTTGATCATCATCGAAAAGTGGAAGCGTGAGCTTGGTATTGATATCTATAACAAGAACGACTGGTCCAAAGTCAAGCAACTGTTGAACGACCCCGAGAACAAGTTTCTCAGAACACATGAGAGCAAACTCTAATGAGCCTTTCAACGTACTCAGAACTGAAGACCAGCATAGCAAACTACCTGAACAGGAGTGACCTCACTGATGTCATTCCTGATTTCATTACGCTGACTGAAAACCGTCTGAACCGTGAGCTTCGCGTCAGGGCGAACATGGTCCGGGCGACGACGACAACGACTTCTGGTACGGCTTTTTATGATCTTCCCAGCGATCTGATCGAGCTACGGAACATCACATATGACACTTCGTCCTCCAGCTATGCTCTTACTTATCTGTCTCCTGAGTCGTCAAGTCGAGAGTATGGCTCTACGGGTAACGGGTTTCCGAGGGCATACACAAATCTTGGAAAGAACATAAAGCTCGCTCCTACTCCGGATGGAGCTTATACGATCAATATCAATTACTTTCAGAAGCTGAACTCGTTGTCGGACAGCGTTACGTCCAACGATGTTCTCACTGAGTTTCCTGATCTGTACCTCTTTGGCTCTTGCATGGAAGGGGCTATTTATCTGAACGATACAGAGCAGACTCAGAGGTTCGCCTCTATTTTCCAAGCTACTCTCGATGAGGTTAAGCGGTCGGAAGAAGCTGCGCGATACAGCGGTACAGTTATGACGATGACTGTTCAAGGCGACCCCGGTTCTCTGGTTCGTAGGGGTGCCTGATGCCTACCAATTGGGTAAACGACGAGTTTGATCTGATACAGGAGTCTGGCGGAAATCTCCTGTACGAAGATGCAGACTATATAGCTCTTCAAGAGTGGAACTCAACTGTTTGGACAGAGGACACGACGACGGGCAATGGCTAAGCAACTCTTCGATATCTCGTCTTCGGCGCAGGGCAGGTTCTCTTTGAACAAGGACCTGTCGCCTTATGATATGCCGCCGTCTTTGTTCAATGATGTCCAGAATGTCCGGTTCATCGATGGCAAGGCTGGCAAGATACTCGGACATACGTCGGTCCTAGGTACTCCTACCGCTCCTCCCTATTGGGCTGTCAGCTGGCTACAGGGCAGTACGAACCTCTGGATTTACGGGGGTCTCACTGATCTTTATAAGATCGATGGGACGACTCATAGCTCTGTGACGCGAGCCTCTGGTGCCTATACGACCCTGAGCGGTACGACGAACAACTGGCAGGGCGGTGTCCTAGGTGGCGTGTTGGTATGCACCAATGGCCTCGATGTTCCTCAAAGTTTTACCCAAGCTGGCTCACAGTTCACCGATTTGTCCGACTGGCCAGCTACGCTGAGGTGCAAGGCGATTGTCCCGTTCAGAAACCATCTGGTCGCTCTGAACCTGACGGACAGCGGCACAGCTAAGCCGTTTACGATCCGCTGGAGTGACGCTATTCCTGCTGGCGCATCTACCAATGGTGCCGACACTTGGAACACTGCGAGCACAGCGTCTGAATCAGCAGAGACCTCGCTCACTGGTACTAAGGGCCATGTGCTCAATGCGCTTCAGCTTGGTAACGAACTTGTTGTCTATAAAGAGGATAGTGTGTACGCACTGAACTATGTTGGTGGTGCGTTTACCTTCAATGTCCGAGAGAAGTTCAAGGATACTGGCCTATTCGCCAGAAACGCTGTGATCGACCTAGGCGACGGTCGTCATGTGATGATGTCTACTAATGATGTTGTTATTCATAACGGCAATACTCTAAACAGCGTCATTGACGATAAGGTCAAGACATTTCTGTTCTCTGAGATCGACTCAACGTACTACTATAAGACCTTCTTGGCTCATAACAAGATTCGAAACGAGGTCTGGATTTGCTTCCCCTCGACAGGTGCTACTAACGGGTTCCCGGACACAGCATTGATCTGGAACTATCGAGATGAAACGTGGTCTACCCGTGACCTTCCGAATATCAACTTTGCTGCCAAGGGTCTTGTAAACCCTGCACTGACGAACACTTGGACCGCAGCGACCGGGCAGTGGGAGACCAATGCTCTGGTCTGGGGCCAACAGGAATATAACCCGGCGATTGATTCGCTTCTGATGTGCGGCACCAATGATACAAAGATGTACCTAGCTGACTCCGGTACGACCTTCGACGGTACATCGTTCAATACAATCCTGGAGCGCGTCGGACTGAACGCCGGTCGAACGGATGCAGTCAAGTCGATTACCCGTGTCTATCCGAGGATCGAGGGAACCGGGACAGTCAACATCAGCATCGGCGCTGAGCTAGAACCGTATGCCGGTGTCTTTTATAATGATCCCGTTGCCTTTACCATCGGCACCGACTCGAAGGTAGATTGCCGAGTTCGTGGTCGTTATATGGCGATCAAGATCGAGAGCGCAGCGGATACACAATTCAGGCTTTCCGGGTATTCTGTTGAATCAGAGATTGTGTCTGATCGATGAGCCGGGAGTTTCTCAGATTTGATCCATCGCTGTGTCCTGCGACCACCGAGGATATTCCTAGGTTCATAGACCAGATGTTCCTAGAGATCAGAACAGTTCTGGACTTGGTGCGCGACGGACACTTGGATGTCGTCTACGCTGCACCGGAAAAACCACAGCAGGGAGATATACGGTATGCCGATGGCTCTAGTTGGGACCCCGGATCAGGAGAGGGAATATATTTTTACAACTCCGGTGGAAGCTGGGTTAAGCTATAAGCTAGTCAGCCTTAATGATCCGATGCTTCGCAACAAGATGGCCCAGTGCTATCCGTTCTTCGAGAAGGCGATACTAAGGAGTAAATGCGAAGACATCTATAACGCTGCTGATCTGTACCACCGTGTTCTCTCTGGGACCAGCGACCTCTGGGTATCAACGGATGAGAACAACGTGATCCAAGGCTGCTTTGTCATTGGCTTCGGAGAGTACCCGCAAAGCCGTGGCATCTGCGCAGAGGCTATCGGCGGCGTGTTCGACTTTACAGTAGGGACCCCGGTTGTGGAAAAATACTATAAGAAACTAGGATATGAGTTTTTCGAGATGACTGGCCGCAAGGGCTGGGAAAAGGTGATGGAGCCGATGGGCTACGAGTTCAAAACCATAACGATACGAAAGAGGCTATAAAATGAGTGGTATGTTTTCGTCCCCTCCTCCGGTGGTTGTCCAAGCTCCACAACAGATGTCAACTTCCGGGTCAACTGAGATCAAGCCGTATGCTCCTGTGGTTCCGTATATCGGAAGTGTTTTGCCGCAGATTGAGCAAGTCTTCGGCGAGGCACCTGCTCTCTATACTGGCTCACTGGTGCCGCAGGAGTCGGCGCAGACGCTGGCAGCTAGAGACATCTATGGTCAGGTTGGACAGACGGCAGCTGGTCTGGCACCGGCCTACCAAAATTTGTTCGCAGCTGATCTAGCACGGGCCACAGCTGATCCTACGGTGGACCCGATCTATCAGGCGCAGCTGGGGACGATTGCTCAGCGTGCTCGCGAGATGACCGAAGCGGACAAGATGACGGCGCAGCAACAGGCGATTCAAGCTGGTCAGTTTGGTCTTGGGTCTACTGCTCTCGGCGAACTACAGGCGATGCAGCAGCAGAAGCGGGAAGAGCTTGCGCAGCGTCAGATGTCAGCCGCTCTACAGGAAGCAGAAGCTCGCAGAATCGCTGCGCAGGGCCGTACTCCTGAGTTGGCTCAGGCCATGCTACAGGCACAGATGACCCCTGCGTCTCTTCAAGAAGCAATCGGCCAGCAGGTCGAAACCCGCCAGCAAGCTCAGTTGTCCGATGCTGCTCGCTTGGCACAACAGGATCAGGAAGCTCGCAGGGCGCAGCTTATCACGATGGCGAACCTGTACGGTGGTCTTGCTGGTCTCGGTAGCAGCACTCAGATGCAGCAGACGAGTCAGGGCTATACCAGCAGTGTCATGCCCGGTGGTCCTAGTCCGTTTATGCAGATTGCCAGTGCGGCTAGCTCAGCGGCTCCGTTCTTCAGGTCAGACAAACGCTTGAAGACCAAGATCAAGTTTGTCCGTCAGAGTGACAATGGTATTCGCTGGTACACTTGGGAATGGAAAGACAAGGATATCAAGCAGCCTAGCTACGGCGTGATTGCTCAAGAGGTACAGAAGATCAAACCCAAGGCTGTCATCACTGGACCTGATGGATTCCTGATGGTCAATTATGGAGCGTTGTGATGGGCTTTATATTTGGAGGAAGCTCTTCTAAGCCTTACGGGGAACAGCCGCCAAGCGATTCTTATAGATGGGACGCGGAGTACGACCCGGAGACCGGCGAGCCTGTAAACGAGGCGGCTGTAAAAGCCGAAGCGGAGTACGACAAGTGGGCTGAGTCTCAGGATTACAATATACTTGACGCAGCTGAAAAGCTTGGCTCTCTTGGTGAACAGCCGGGAGCACTTGCTCAATCTGGTAGGCTTTCTAGCCCAAGTATGCCGGGAGGCAGGGGAGGGTCTTACTCGGCGATGCAGTCCCCATATCAATCTCCGACTTATCTAGCAAGCTCTGTAGATTATAACAAGATGATCAACCAGTTGGTCACCGGATTGCTGAAGCAGAATGTCCGCAGAACTAAACTTTCAACTCTGGTGTGAGATAGAACATGGCCACAAGAATAACTCCTTTACCCCCACCTCCGGAAGATCCGGCAGGTCGTCCCACCGGTCAGCTTCGCGTCCCCCCCGCTGCCGGGGGTGCTACGCCAGAAGAAACGGCGAGGTTTACGCAAGCTGTCCGGGAAGCTGAGCAGCGCAGATATTATGGTGATACAAGCTATGGGTCCCCTCTGAATCAAGCGATAGCTGAGCAGCGGAAAATAGCGACGGGCGGGTTTACTCCGAGGACCCCCGCAGAACTAGCTGCTTACAATCTTGCAGTGCGGCAGCAGCCGACTTTTGGCTCTCCCGCTCAGGCATATATGCTTCAGCGCAGCTTGGAGCGTGGCCTTCTCGATCAAGCTCGTCCAGCGCAAGCGACCCCACGAGATTCTGTTGGTGCTGGGCTAGACGCAGGACAGCAGTCTGCGCTCGAACAGAACCAAGAAATGTCGCTCAGTGGCCTCTTGGGTAATGTAGACTGGCAGGGCCTTCTCCGGGTCCTCGCTCGCCCTGAGTTTCTTCAGCCGGGGGTCTCCCCTGCTCAGGCGTTTGTCGGCGCATCGTTTGCTCAGCGTCAGGCTGATGCAGCGTCTCGCGCAGCTGCTCAGGCACAGCAGCTTGAGTACGACAAGCTCCAAGCTGATCTCGTTAAGGAACAGCTTAAAGCCACTCCCCAGCCGCCAAAACCTTCGGCTGAAATAACGCAGCTTTATACCAAAATTGCCTCTGGTCAAGAAAGTCTTAAAGCACTTAACAAAATGCAGGGAATTATGTCTGGGGGCATTACCACTGGTGGTGCTGCTCTTGGAATAGACTTTCTTACAAACTTGGCAGCGGCTTTTAATATCAACATCGGGGAGACCGACAAAACTAACCTGAATAGGCAGGTGGATAAAGTTAGAGCGGCTCTGATAGCCAGTCGTGCTTTTGGACGAGAAGCCAATAAGCAGGAGCAGAAGCTTATTGAGAACCTTCTTCCCAAGGGCGCAACATTTACTAACGTAGACGAACTTCGAAACGCCTATAGGGATTTCCAAGAGTACATTGAAAACGATCTAAGGGTAACTTCCGGCATTCTGCAAAACGTGTATCAACTGCCTTCATTTAGTCAGGTAGTTCCACCTGCTTTTAAAAGAGGTAACCGATAATGGCAGAGACCATAACTCTTTGGGACGGCACGCCTGTAAATGTCCCCGAAGGTTTAACAGATGGGGAGATAACAAACTATCTCGCTAAGGCAATGCCGAATAAAATGATCGAGCGTGGCATCGCCGTAGACATCGAGCGGGAGTTTGATTTGCAGAGCGGCGTTGGAGACTTCGGTGCTCGCTTTGGTAATGCCCTTTCCAGCGGTAATCCAGACGAGATCAAGGCAGAGTTCGACGGCATATTCGGAAAAGGTAATTGGGGAATCGCTGACTTCAGCGGTCAGCCGTTTGTCACACCCGATGGTCTCAGGGCTGTGGGCATAGAGCCTAAAGATGACCGAAAAGTTATGCTCGACGGTACTAATACGACCGTCTATGATCTGGTAGACATCATTCCGGAAGCTGTCGTCGGCGCTGGGGCGCTGGCTGCTGAGATTGCTGTCCCGTTTGCTCCGGGTACTGGCGCAGTTGGTGGCACTGCTGCGCGTGGGTTGTTGTCTGCTATCACTGGGCGTGGACTGGTTGCCAGATCAGCACGTGCCGGGTTTGGTGACGCTGTGGCCAATGTTGGACTCGAAGGTGTTCAGAAACTTCGTGGTACTCAGCGTGAATCACTTGGTGAAGTTCTGCAAGACGCTGGCACCGAAGGGTTGATAGTTGGCCTGGGCAGCATAGTTCTAGGTGCTCCTTTTGCAGCGGTGGGCAGCGTGGGCAACCGGGTCAAAGCTGCGTCTAAGGATATGGCTCCCGGAACTCAAGGCGTCCGACCGCTGCAATTTGAAGAGATGCTTGACGCCCAGAACAGGAATATAGAAAGGTTTACACAGGCAAACATTGCTAATGGGCTTTCCAGAAAGGCAGCTGAACAAGCTGCTCGCCAAGATGCAATGCTTCTCAGCCTTCGAACTCTTGTGGGTGAAGAGGGGACAGTTGCTGGTAACATCTTGACCAAGATTGAAGGTTTGGGTACAAAGCAGCTTGGAGACTCGTTTGCGAAACGGACAATGGACTTTATGAATAAGTTCCGTTCCGTTGCCTTGGAGTCTAAACGCCTTGGTGACGTTGACGCTACGACTGTTGCCAAGCTGAAAGCAAACTTGAGCAAAAGTGAGCTAGAGTTTGCTGACAAAATTATGAAGCAGCTTACTGATTTTAACAAGACACCTCTTGGCGTAACCAGCGCAGCTGCTGGCACTCTTCGCGGGTTCAAAGAGCTTGCGGAGGACAAACTCCTCGCCCAGTACCGTCGCAGCATGGGGGCTTTTGATGGCGAAGATTTCTATGGGCAGTTTAAGAATGTGGGCGGGGAGCTTACTCCTCGACGTTTAGCTAATTTTCTTACACGTGTTTCAGACGAGTCTGGACTAAGTGTTGACGAAGTAGTTAATGCTTTCGGTCCAGACAGTCCTCTTCATCGCCGTATCACGTCTAGGATAAATATCAAAGATGACGGTACAATTGTTCCTGTTAAGCCCAAACTTAACAAGAAAAAGGAACCGACTAACTATACCGGAAGCAGCATAACGGTTCAAGACCTTATGGATGCTGATAAACAAATTCGCAAGCAGAGCTACGCAAAAAGAGCAAACCTTGCGGCTGTACGTAAAAATCTAGAATTGTCTGCCGCAGCTCAAAACCAAATTTCCAGACTTCCAGAGGTTCCTTCGTCTTTTCAAAACCGATTGAAGGCGGTAAATAAGAAGTATGCCGAGTTTGCCAACATTTACCGTGGAAAGAACGGTCTATTTGAGCAGGTAGCCAAACGGAGTACAGATGATTCACAGCTGTTTCTCACGCAGTTTGTAAATGGTAAAGAGGGCGCAGAGTTTGCTACACTTCTTGATAAGTTGGAACGCGCATTTGGCAAGGGTGCAGTCGGCGGCAGCATTGGCTTGGAGACAAAAGAACAAATTCTAGGCGCACTCGGCGTCAACTTTATCAGAGAGAACAAGTTGGATGTCTTAGCAGCTGCCGGGATGTCTAGGGAAGCCGGTGCCAAGAAAGCTGCCGATGCGCTCAAGAAAATAAACACTCTTGAGGCAACCATGGTCAAACGTGTCGGAGATGCTAAGGCAAAACAGGCGATGAAGCAGCTGTTCCAGCAGGACTCGATGAAAGAGTACAAGGCGCTTCTCAACCAGATTGCCAAAGGTAGCCCGGAGAGTGCCGCGCGTGCTCAGCAGAAGCTTGGTCTGGTAATGGGTTTCAAAGAGGCAGAGGAGTTTGTAGGAAGAACCGCTGACGTTGGGGCAAATCTGGCAAAGGCCGATCTTGATACCGTCGTTGCCCAGCTACGATCCTTAGACGCCCTAGACAAGCGCAGCGGTGAGTTCTACAGAGACCTGATGTTTAGCGAGAATTGGGGCCGTGTGGTCAATGCTATGGCGGAGGACAGCGCTGGCAAAAAGAATGCGGCTATCAAGGCATGGGCAGACGATTGGATTGCTGCTAGGAGTGGTACAAACGGCGTAGAGAACATGACAGAACTGTTTGGCAAGGAAATCTATGAAGGTATGGATGATCTGGCGCTGAACATACGTGGTGCATTGAACATTGATCCGAACGCTGGAGCGTTGTCTGTCGCAGAACAGCCTGTGAGCATCTGGAGAAAGCTTCTTCAGCTAGATTTCAAGGGTGCTATAAAGCCGCTATCCTTTATGTACGGGTCCAAACAGATCGCTCCCGGAACTACGGCATGGACAGATGTAAATATGATGCTACAAGCTGGCAAGACTCCCAGCGATATTTTGAAAAATAAAGCAGGGATGGCGAGCGGCATCCTTGGAAACGCTCAGAAAGCTGCTAACGGCGCGATGGCTGGCAGGAACGGGCTGATGGCAGCGTCTGTGTCTTCTTATATGAACGAGGCGGATCAGATTTATCCGACAGATGACGACGTGCCGGTGATCGAGCCGAGGAAAGCGCAAGAAGCACCTCCGGAGCAACCTATGCAGCAAAGCATGATTCCGGCAGGCACCGGCATCGCTGCAATACAGCAGATCGCCAGTATGCTTCAGCCCATACAGGGGGTCGGAACCTCTGGCCTTGAAGAAGGCGCAGCTATAGCTAGGAGTGCGGCCTGATGCCTAACATCTTTGATCAAATTGAATCAGCGGCTGAGCAAGCAGGGGCAAGCCAAGTTGTAGATTACGCCAAGAAACAGGCGATCAGGGGGGCTGCTGGCTTGGCTGGCGCAGGGATAGCTGAGGCATTTGGCTACTCTCCTGAAGCCGCCATGGAACGGGTTGGGCAGGAGAGCAGGGCAATCGATGACGCCTACATCGAGCCTATGAAGGAAGCAGTTGCTCCTTATTTGCCACCCGGCGTCTCCGTTGGCATGGACCCAAGATTGAACCTCGGTGAATCAACGGTGACCCCTCGCTTCGATTTGTCGGTACTAGACCCCAATCTACAGGGACAGGCATACGGACAATTTGGACAAGGTGGTCTACAGGATTACGGTGTCGGTGCCTCATATCAGGTTGCTCCGGGTCTTCTGGCACAAGGCAGTTATCAGGCAGGAGGAGCGCCGAGGGTAGGGATGTCTTATGAACAGCCGATGCTGGGTGGGCTACTTCAGGCTAATGTTGGTACTGATCTTACTAGCGATGTGCGGGATACCATTCGTAACATCCAAGCCAGTCTCCGATTTACCGGGAGGTTTTAAGATGCCAGGGCTTTTAGACCAAGTGACGGCGGGCCTTCTGAATGTTCTAGGGAAGCCTCCTGTTGGTGTGTCTTCAGAACAAACGTCCTCTCCCGACCCGTTGCAATCAATTATAAACAGGACTCTACAGGAAGAGGGTGGATTTCAAAATAGAAAAGATGACAGGGGTAATTTTATAAATGGTCGTCTTGTCGGAACTAAATACGGAATAACCCCTAAGGCATGGGCCGAATATACAGGACTGTCTGCTAAAGACATAACGAAAGATACAATCAAAAACTTAAATTTAGACCAAGCACAGGAGTTTTATAAAAGTAAAGCTACAAAAGAGTTTAAGTTAGATAGATATCCTGAAAACCTTCGACCCCAGATTTTTGACATTATGACTAATTTTGGCTATACCGGCGGAATGAAAGTTTTACAAAAAGCCGCTGGAGTAGAAAGGGACGGCAGGTATGGTCCTAAAACAGCGGAGGCCATTAAGAATTTGTCTAACACTAAACTTGCACAAGCTAGATGGAACAGTTATTCAAAAGAACTAAAGAAAAAAAATCCGGGGTGGAAGACAAGAACATTTAGTTTTGCGGTAGACTGAAGTGAACGATAAAACCCCCATTGATATCACAGCTGGGTTCATAGCTGTCGGTACGATTGTCGAAATACTACCGGCGATAGCTAGTGTCTTGACGATTATCTGGATGGTGATCCGCATCATCGAAACTGATACAGTTCAGAAACTGTTGAGGCGAAAGAAGTGAAGCTGAATATCCAATCTGTTCTAACAGCGTTGGCCCCTATCTTGTTCGCGGCGGTTGGCTACTTAATTACAGCGTTGAACGAGACAGATAGCCGTCTTCAAAAAGCAGAAGGGTATCTGATGCTGCTTGTGACGCCCCAAGGCGAGATCATCGCTAGTCCCGCGAACAGCATAGCGAGGCAGAAGATGCGCGAAGAATTTATGAACATAATCCACGATTTGCAAGTTCGCATTAGACTACTAGAAGCTGGTAAAAAATAATGGGCATACCCCTAGAACTCATAACGATGCTAGGCTCTGGTCTCCTCTCCGGAGTGTTGACACTGTGGGGACAAAGCCAGAAAGCAAAGCAGGACGCTTTTCAACGAGCCATTGACGGCATGGCCGCTCAGTCTCAGGCAACTGACTTGGCACGGCGCTATGAGAACAAGGGCTTCCAGATAACTCGCAGGATCATCGCCTTGGCCGCTGTCGGCGCTGTGATCGTCTGGCCTAAGGTGATCGCTGTGTTCTGGCCCGAGATACCGGTGACTGTCGGGTACACAGAGTGGAAACCCGGCTTCCTGTTCCTGACGGAGGGAGTCGATCAGGTAAAATGGCAAGCTCTTAAAGGGCTGGTCTTGACACCATTGGACACACATTTGCTTAGTGCGATCATCGGACTGTACTTCGGTGCGTCAATGGTGAAAAACGCGAGGTAGTCATGGCAACTGTAGCACAGATGATTTCACCACAGTATGGTCTTTTGGACCAGCAGCCTATGATAGATCCAAGGGTTCTCTATGGTCTCTTGGCTCAGCAGCAGCCTGAGCAAGTTCAGATGGGGCAACAGCCTATAACAGCTATGAACATGGGGCAGACAGAAGTAGACCCGTTTTATACGACGATGCAAGAGAGGATAGAACCAGTAATATCTAGGCTGCCCCCAATTTTTGGAATTATCGGCTTGCTTGCGAGGAATGACCCAAATTATACAAAACCCATTCCTATAGACAGGACGCAGCCGATTCCGGATTTTGTACCGGAAGGTTACCGACGCAATGTTATGGAAGCGTACCAGCAGTACGAAAAAGAGGGGGCTTAATTGCCCCCTCAGTTTTGTCTAGCTAAGTTCAATCTGCTTAGCTTTCTTTTCTTCCGGAATATCCCGTCTGAGCCGAATGCTTAAAATGCCATCTTCGAGCTTTGCTTCGACAACATTAACGTGCTCGCCCAGAAGAAACATTTTCTTGAACGGGCGAAACGCTATGCCAGCGTAGATCACATTGGCAATATTGTCGTCCTTTTTAACACCGTTAGAGACGACAGACAGAACGTCCTCCTTCACCTCAACGGCGATGTCCTCTTTGCCAAACCCAGCGACAGCCATCTTAATTTCGAAGCTGTCTTCCCCCAGCTTGATCAAACTATGCGGAGGAAAGTTCTGGTTGGCAGACATCACTTCTGCCACTTTTTGCATATTGTCAAAAAGGCGCTCGAATCCAAGGGCGGAATCGGACAGAGTAGGAAACATCGAAAGAGTCATGGTTCTCCCCTTTGGGCAAGAAGTTATGAGGTCCGACATGGCACCTCAAAATAAGTTTACCACATAACTACGCTACTGTCTAGCGGAAAGGAGGGCCGACTGCCCAACCGGTGAGGCTATACCGGGTCCCGCTAGTAACCTCCGTAACTCGGTGGTAGTAGTACGAAGGAAACACAATGAAGCAACCGGGGGTCTCGAAGGCAGTTTCCTTGATAACCCGCTTGCGATAAGGGGCCGAGGGACTGCCCCAACTAAACTGAAACTCCCCTCCTTCGAAGTCCTGATTCAGAACCAGATTGAACGTCAGCTTGCGCATCGGATCACCGGGCAGCATATCTATATGCCATCCGTACTTCTGACCGGGACCATACTTCGACAGCTGTAGGTTCTCGATCCCTGAGATGTCGAAATTCCAATCCTTATTTGCTACCCGCATCATATAGAGAACAACCTCTTTGAACTCAGGGTCATCCACAGCGAAGACAGCGTTGTTCCGGACGCTGCGGTCTTCCCCTCCGAGGACTTTCCCCTGTTGTTCGTCCAAGCTGTCGCACAACGAGATTATCGCTGTGCAAAACTCAGGGACAAAGTGCTGGCCCTCTGACGACTTCCAGACGTTACCGTACATCAAGCGGCCCAGACATCGGACCAATCACCACTAAGAGCCCCTTTAGCGTAGTCTGTGGCACGGTTCTCAAAGAAGTTTGTGTGCGTCGGGGCGTTAATCATCGTCTCTACCCAAGGCAGAGGGTTCGTCTTTACTCCATAAATACCCTTCATCCCCATTGCAATCAATCTGCGGTCAGCGATATATCGGATATACTCCTTCACTTCGTAGTCTCGTAGTCCTTCAATCTTGCCCATCTTGAACGCAAGATCAATGAACTTGTCTTCCAGTTCGACCATCGCCTCGGCTGTAGAGTAGATTTCTGATTTGGTTTTGTCGTTCCAAATGTTCAGGTTCTCCTCGACGTAAGTGCGGAATAGCTTGATCATTCCCTCAGCGTGCTGGGTCTCATCTACGATAGACCAAGTTACAATCTGCCCCATCCCCTTCATCTTACCGTGGCGAGGGAAGTTGAGCAGCATAATGAACGAACTGAACAGCGCCAATCCTTCTGTGAACGCACTGATCGCTGCGATCTTCAGGGGGATGGAGGCGTCCCCTGATACCTTGTCGATGAAATAATCATGCTTATCGCGCATAACTTCGTACTGTAGGAACTCGTTATAAGTAGACTCAGGCATCCCCAGAGATTCGATTAGATGGGAGTACGCTGCGACGTGCAGTGCCTCACGTGCAGCAAAGCTGCTCAGCATCATGCGTACTTCAGGCTGTGGAAAATGTGGTAGATAGTTGTCTACATAACCACCAGCCACATCAATGTCCGACTGTGTGAAGAAGCGAAAGATGTTAGTAAGAAAGTACTTCTCTTCTGTAGAGAGGTTAGTCTTCCAATCCTTTACATCCTCTAGCATAGGAACTTCAGTGTGCAGCCAGTGCGATTGTTCGTGCTTCAACCATGCGTCATATGCCCACGGATAGTGGAAAGGCTTGAAGTAATTCCGTTGATCTTGAAGTTTAAGCTTTGTCATTTATCCCTCACAAGCTAGGCATTCTTCACCAGAGGCTAGTGCCTCCATATCAAGTTCCTGAATGATCTGTCGCTCAATCTTGCGAGAGACGCGATCAGCTTTACCGATCTTCTCTGACCGGCAGTAATACATCGTCTTCAGCCCCTTCTTCCAAGCCATAAAGTGTACAGCATGTAGGTAACTGATGTCAACGTCTGGTCGAAAGAAAACATTCAGCGACTGCGCTTGGTCGATATACTGTTGCCTGTCAGCTGCGTGCTCAATGATCCACCGTTGGTCTATCTCCATAGAGGTTTTATAAATGTCCTTCTCGACCTGAGTCAGACAACGGAGATGCTGCACCGATCCATCGTTGGCTATGACAGACGCCCATACCTTTTCATAATTGAGATTGTCGTCCTCTTGGCACTTTTGTTTCAGAAGAGCATCAAGATGCTTATTCTTGTTCAGAAAAGCACCACTAAGCGTATCCTGTCGGTATGCGTTCGCTCGATACGGTTCGATAGAAGGACTGGTATTGCCCATAATAATTGAACTTGAAGCGTTGGGCGCAACTGCCATAACGTGACTACAGCGTAGCCCTGTTCCTCTCGTATCGGGAGCCTCGCCTCTGGTTTCTCCCAGCTTTCGGTTTGCGGCGTCAAGTTCTGTCCGGATATGTCTAAATATCCTGATATTAAGTGACTTGGCAACCGCAGATTCAAACGGCACTCCTCTGGCTTGCAGATAGGCGTGGAACCCCAAAGCTCCGACGCCAACTGATCGCTCGCTCTCAGCTGAGTGCTTAGCGCGAGAGATAGTGCCAGGAGCATTGTTAATAAAAACTTGGAGTACATTGTCCAGCATCTCCAGAACATCGTGGAGGAACTGTTTGTCCTTCGCCCAGTCATCAAAGTATTCTAAGTTGACAGAGGACAGACAGCACACAGCTGTCCGCTCCTCGTTGGTCGGAAGAATAATCTCACAGCACAGATTGGACTGACGCACCCGAAGGCCTTTCTGCTTCAGCCAAGCTGGTAGGTTGTCGTTAGAACGGTCGATGAAGTGCAAGTATGGCTCGCCCGTCTGCATCCGCATCTCAAGGATGCGTTGCCATAACTCGCGAGCACTGACAACTTCCATCACTCTCTTGGTGTGCGGATCGACAAGCTCCCAGCTATCGTCTGCATGTGGATCAGTCATGCAGTTCTCGATGACCCGCATAAAGTCATCGCTGATATTGATCCCGTGGTGCATGTTCAGGCAACGGAAGTTCTGATCTCCCGTTGGCTTTCTCATCTCAAGGAAAAGTACAATGTCAGGATGGTTAATATCAAGATATGCTGCGTAAGACCCACGACGAGTTCGCCCTTGGCGGTACGCCAAGCTGGATGCGTCATACATTTTAAGGTGAGGCATAACCCCAGTAGACTTGTCGTCGCTAGACCGTATTCCAAAACCGATACCAACTCCACCCCCAAGCATCGACAGCCAGTTTGTCTCAGACAGGTTATCGACTAGACCCTCCGAACTGTCGGCGATATAATTCAGATAGCAGGATATCGGCAGACCCTTACGGGATCGCCCGTAAGACAGGATAGGTGTCGAGTATGACAACCAATGCTTACTCGCGTAATCATATAGCCGCTGCGCGTGGTCTGGGTTAGACGAGAACGCTTTGGACACATGCGCGAACCGATCCTGTGGGGAAATCTCGTTGTCCATCATATACGACTCCTTCAACCGAGCTATCCCTAGCTGGTCAAACAGGTCGTCCCTCTCAGGGTTGGTTTTAATATTAAAAGTCATTGCAGTCCACCGGCCTCAAGTTAAGTTTGTGTAAATTATCTTCCAGCTTTTCTCGAAGAAGATCGAGAAGATCAAGAGTATCTATCTCAAGAATCTCGATCAGCTCCTCTATCGTATAGGCTTCAGCCAAGTCTGTCAACTGCTCATCAGAAAGTTGGGGCATCTTCTTCTCCGACGAAAAAGATCGGACGACCTGAGCGAACCTTGGTATGGAGCCCCTCCGAGGCCCAGCAGGTCATCTTGTGAGAACAGTAAGAACAGTTGATCCCCAGCTTGTCCTTACCGGTGGTGCGGTCCTTCTCAGTTTCAAAGTGGCGCTTCGGAGGCTCAGGAAGTTCTACGTCCTTCTTGATTTGCTCGATCTTCATCTCAGTGTTCTCAAGTTGAGAGTGGGTATAGATAGCCAGCTCTCCGCTCGACTTGTCGAAGGCCAGAAAGGTGCCACGATCCTTGCCCAAGGCCTTACCGTAACCGCTGATCTGGCTGATATATCCGAAGGGGTCATCGTCAGGCAGCGTACCATTCTTGAACTTGCGCATACTATAAGACGATGCAGACTTGATATCGACCAACTCATCGTCTATGAAACAGTCGATATGTCCCTTGATTCCATCGACCTCGACCTCTGCCTGTTGGTTCGAGACATGGTGCCCAGCCTCCTTAGCCAGATAGATCAACAGTGCTTCAACGATGTCTCCGATCATAAACTTCAGGCGCGTCTGCGGGCTGAATCCCTCAGCTTGGTCATCACCATTGATATCGTACCAAAGGGACCGAGAGCACGGCTTACCGATGTTAGACATCCGAAGACGGGGCGCTGTCTCTGACGTTCCCATCCACAGCTGACGGCGCACAGCGTCCATCACTGTGCTCCCCAGAGAGAACAACGCCTCTTGGTCTGGCTTCTTGGTCCCTTGGTCTACTAGCTGATAGATATCCTCTACCAGTGTGTCAATTGTCTTGGTCATATTCCACCTTTATGATGTTCTTGTGCCGTTTCATCTTTCCATTGGATACTTTGCAGAGAGCAGATTGATCGTAGCCGTGTACCTCAGCGAACTCCCTAAGAGACAAGTCATCGATTCTATGCTGGACCTTGTTCTGATAGGTGACTGTGAAAGCTCCACGGTACTTGTGATTGTTGACCCCTCTGATCTTCTCTCTGAAATCTTCTCCGTAGCTTCTGACCGGACGAAAGAACCTCCTGCCCCCGATGTTCAGATTGTAGAACATATCGCTCTCCAGAACATTCAGGTCAACCTGTAATCGCATTTCGTTATAATACAGGTCTCGCTTATTCTGGCAGAGCATCAGGATAACAAAGGTGAATGCTTCCTTGCCCAGTTCTTGGATATGTGGTTTTAACTCCCTTGAACTAGAACAGTAAATTTTCCAATCACTTTCTCCTATGCGCTTTGTCTTTCTATACCGGAACAGATGCTTGCATCCGATATAGCTTTTCCCGGACTCGGTATGGGTAATCTGGTAGACGAATCCAAAATGGTCTCCCGGATTGAACTCGCCTACCAGACCCGTGTCCCAGTGCCCGTACTTAGAACGGTACGTCATCGTTCAGAGCATCGAAGGCTTTCGTAGCCTTAGCGCCTTCGGATACATACTCGATGGGATCAGTGATCCTGACCGCATTCATATACGTGGTGATGCCCTTTCCAAACTTGTTATCGTAAGGCTTCTGAGAAATCCGGACCTCAGCCTTCGACCCGTTCTGTAGCATCGTAGGGCCGTCGTACTCTTTACCATCTGCGCCAAAGAGCACCGGTTTATAGTTGCTCTTCAGCTGCACATACGGCATTCCGTCCATCTTGTCGTCATCCTGCTTCACCTTTAGGCCAAGGTTCTTTGCGTGCTTGACCTGATCACCTTCGAGGCCCAGCGCAACCGAGTACCGGTCGAACTTGTCGGTGGCTTCGAAGATAAAGGGGAAGAACATGACGCCTTCGATGTATGAGTTGTTAGCCATTAGTGTATCTCGCTCCAATTGTTTCCAACTTGTACGTCGCAGTCTAATTCGCACCTGAGATTGTAGGCTTTGTTGACCTGACGTATAGATAGTATAACACAGTCTTTCGCAGGATCAACATCTTTCTCAGAACTTTCTAAAACTAATTCATCGTGGACCATCGCTACTATGCTGGCATCTAGGTTCCTCCTTCTCAGATGATGATCAACATACATAAACCACTTCTTCATCAGGACAGCCGAGGACCCTTGGATCAGAGTGTTCAGGCTGGCGTGGGCAGAGCGGACCCGAAGAATCCGACCATCCAGTGCCTTGAGTTTCCCTGCTGACTCTCCTTTGCGGATCACCGCCTCGCTCAGCCGTTTGTAGGCTGGCATATTTGCCATGAACCTAGCCCTCAGCTGCGCCCCGTCTGATGCAGAACCGTTTACCACCGCACCAATCTTCGCATCCCCTGCGCCATAGAGGAGCGCATAGATGAAAGTCTTAGCTTGGTCTCTAGTTTCCAGACCAGCCATCTGCTGATTAGCAGTATGTACGTCACCCTCAAGTATCTCACGTGTGAACCTCTCGTCGTCCATATAATGCGCCAGTACTCGTAGCTCTAGGCCAGCTGCGTCGGTGTCTAGCAGAATCTTCCCCGGCTCAGCGCCCCAGACCTCCCGGCATTCTTTTCCGTACTCTACGCGAACAGCCGGGACCTGCTGTAGGTTAGGCTCGACACAACTCATGCGGTTAGTGATAGCACCTAGAGTACGATAACGACAATGGACCCTAGAGTCCGAAGAGCATCGTTTGAGCCAAGACTTGATCTGACTGGTGCGTTTCTGTAACAAAAAGTATTTAGCCAGTTTCTTGGCCACATCGAGATCGCATTCGCCCAGCGTTCTTTCATCTACCTTCGCCTGTCCTGTTTCTGTGAATACCCTAGGCTTCCATCCAAGCTCCATCAATCTCTCGGCTATCTGTTGACGGCTCGACGGATTGAACTCTGTGACCTTATCCTTGAGCCGCTTTCCGGTCTTCTCAGAGTACCTCTCTTCGATCCTCGGCGGAAACAACGACGCGCAATCGACAGCGATCTGGTCTTGCTCCTGCATCAATCGGTTATAGAGTGCCGTTGTCTTCTCTCGGTCCAATCGGAACCCGGTGCGGCTAACCCGATCAGCTACGATCTTCATTCTGTGCTCGTCTCTGATCGACTGTTCGCTGAAGTCCTGCATCGCATCGACCAGATACTTGTACAGCTTCGCCGCTACGCGAACATCTTGGGCACAATAGTCAACCATCTCGTCGCTCAGCTGGTCGAAGCCTCCTTCGTATTCAGTTTTGTGCAAGGCCAACCGCTGACCCCATACCTTCAGGCTATGACCCTTCTCTATCGCAGGGTTAAACAGCATCGACATCACATAGGTATCAACGATCTGGTCGAAGTTAAGGTGCAACCCCCAGAGCCTAGCGAGCACAGGGAAGTCGAATCCGATTCCATTGTGGGCGACGACTTTGTCGAACTTCTTGATATAGTCCGAAGCTGAATTGTCGAAGAAAGTCTTCTCCTCTCCAGTGTCGAGGTCCAAGCTGCATAAACAATGGATCATCGTTGCGTCGATGGCGTCGGTCTCGATGTCGATGACGACAGTGGTCACAGGTATCTCCAGCTGATTGGAAACTCTTCGTTGCAACGGTCTGCGATCTTCTTGGCTATCACTCGGGTCTCGAACTGTGCATCCTCAGCGAGCCGAAGCTTACAGACCCGGCTGAAGGCGTACAAGGAGCCGGTCCAGTACCATTCAGTATATGCGGACAATGGCAGCACGGCCCTCGCTTGCTCCGGACAGACGCCTAGCTCGACCATTCTCTTGTATGCGTCGAGAGCATGGCGCGTGGCGTCTCGATATATATGAGAGACCACTCTATTGCTCTTAACCTCAGTCATCTTCGAGCCTTGCTTCTTGTCTTCCGCTGCCTCTCTCCACAAGTCCGGGTCCCATATGTCAGGGTCCTCGCTCACATACCTGCGGCTCACTTCGTTCCATACCAGACCCACCTGATGCTTCGCCAGCTGTCGGGCTACGAAGATCGGTGCCCTGATATGAAACTGTAAGCTGGTGTGGGCAAAGGGGGACCAGTGTTGGTGCTCCGCTAGATACTTAATCAGCTTCTCGTCGTTCTCCTCGAAGTAGATATGAACCTTGCTGAAGCTCACGCGAGCAGCGTTGACCACAGTCAAATCGCTGCCCATGTGGTCGATCAATGCAACTGACATCAGCCTTGTCCTCTCTTCTTTTTTTTCATACCGAAAAACGGAGATCGTTTTGATAAATTTTTTGTATGATTAAATGGTCTCGGCTTTCGGCGGCGCTTTGCCTTTGTGCTGTGCTCAAACCTCTCTTCCTTATTGCGTGCCATTAAAACTCCTCCTCCAGTGCACTCAATCGTCCAGTTGACTTATCATAGAACAGCCGGTCAGCTACTCCAACGTCTCCGGTATAGCGACACTTGAGAACCCGGAGAGTCGTCGTATTGCACTCTATCGGATCGTCGCTCTGCGTGTTCCGCTCCATGCTGACCACGGTGTCGCTGATCTGGGCGATGCCATGTGATCCACGGAGATGCCCTAGATTGACCTCAACGCCCTCCTCGTGAGAACGGTCGCTACCAAGGCGGCGCAGATGGGTGACAAGATGGATAGCACAGCCGGTCTCTTCAGTTAATTGTCGCAGAAGTGTCATCGTCCTGTCAATAGCTTTCCGCTCGTCGCTGACATCCAGACCACTGACCAGAATACTCAGATGATCTATGAAGATCGTTTTGCACTCCAGACCAAGGACCATATACCGCACTCGATCCAGTAGGTCGTCCATCTCAAGGCTACCAAAATGGTCATAGATATAGACCCGTCCGGTGGCCAAGGTGTTGTCGAAGTATTCCTGAATCTGTTCTTTCGAATACTTACTGAATACTTCGTTCAGGTGCAGTCGATCATTTGCTTCGACCGCCAGGATACCACGGCGAGTTCTATCGACCGACTCTTCGAGGGCAATGATCCCGATGTTCTGGTCTGTTGTCTTCAGGTAATAATGCTGCAACTCCCTGAGAAGACTAGACTTTCCGACACCAGTGCCAGCTGCCCACGTTACGATCTCTCGGCTGCGAGTGCCGAGTGTCTTAGACTGAAGACCAGCGAACGGAAAGTTCATGCTCGCGAGGTTCTGCTCGGACCAGAGGCCATCGAAGTCAGAGGCTGCGTTCTTGATACCAGAGGGAGTATAGCACGTTGCGTTCTTTAAGCACGCCCGGAACATACTATCACGACGAGCCGCTGTGTATTCGCACGCATCCTTCAGGTCTAGGCTGACGATGAACGCCTTGCCGGGTTTCAGTAGCTTGGCGCAGCGCACAGCTGAATCTTGTGCCTGTGGCTCGTTGTCGAAGCAGATATAAATCTTGTCGAATTTCTCCAGCAGTTCGAGATTGTTCTTGAAGTCCCGCTCTGCGCTCGCCTGTCCGCTCTTGATCGACAGGGCATAGACCACAGGGGCAGGACGATTAGCGATGCTCTCGGCCTCGTGAGAGATTGCGTTGGCCATCTGAAACGCAGCGAGCGCGTCCGCTTCTCCCTCGGTTACGATCAGAGTCGAGGACTTCTCCCCGATTGTCTTGCTCAGTGTGTGCGTCCCAAATAGCGTACAATTTTTGAAGTCTCCATTGGTGCTGAATACCTTACCGACTGAGCGAACCTTGGCAGCTTGCCGCAGACCATCGCTGTCGTAATACGGAAAACTGACAGCGGAATCGGTGACGATAACATCGTAGAACCTAGTGACCGCCTTACTGATCCCACGGTCAGACCAATTCTTATCATCTGGTCGGTAGTTGTCTATATGTTCCACGGTGTTTTCCATGTTATATGCTTGACAGCTGAAGCAGTATGTGTGCCCGTCGTCGTACTCACTCATAGCATCGCTGGACCCGCAATCGGGGCAGGGCTGGTGTATTTTGACTGGCTCGCTCAATGTACCGATGCCTCCTCTTCGTCTTCCAACTCGACAAGAAAACTGGGGTCTTGGTCCAGCGAGATGCGAAACTCCTGCATCGCAGCGATTACAAAGTAGGACAAAGTGCGATGGTTGATCTCGGCCATCTCCTTGAACCACTCGATGGTGTCTTCTCCAATGCCTTCATTGATCAAGATATCCATATAAAATTGTTCTATGTGTTCTTCCAACGTCATGCCCAACGCTATCTCCGTAAGTTAGGTATTAGCATCACCGCAGCAAAAAAGACTAGCAAAAGAATTTCCAGGTCACTAATCATTTTGAGACATCTCTGCTGCTAGAGCGGCGTATCCACAAATGTCAACGTAGCTGTCGTCCTTGTGCTGGTTCATAACTCTCGCGATCTTAAGCAGCATCATCATAACAGCCACATCTGTCGGGGACAACTCTATAGCCGCTGACCGGGACAGATAGATGGTCCATAGGTCTGCGATCCGCAGGTGGTTTAAGTAGGCGTCTCCGTAATCGCTTTTGCGATCTCCGTTGATTAACTGCTGCGCCTGTTCTAAACATTTGTCTCTATTCATCTTTCTGTTTCTCCCTGTCATTCTCGGCCCTGATCTCGTCTGCAAGAGCATCGCCATAGACCCGAGCGGTGCCAGAGACCCGAGCATTGCCAAAGACCCTAGCATTGTCAAAGACCTGAGCATTGTCAAAGACCTGAGCATTGTCAAAGACCCAAGCATTGCCAGAGACTAGAGCATTGCCAAAGACCAGAGCAGTGTCAGAGACCCGGCTTCGGCTGCCAATGAATGGGATCAAGTCGGCCTGACGCATTTCCATCTGATCCATGCGAAACTTAATTGCTTCGACCGGATCAGGTAGGTCGATTGGAAATGCAGTCTTCTCATAAATTTCAGCTAGCGTAGCCAGCACTTCCAATTCATCAGCTTCGGGCGTCCCCTCCTCGGCATCTATAAGTTCATCAATGCGAGCAAGCGTCTCCTGATAATCTCTTTCGGATTTGATAAGTTTAACCATCATACTGTCTCCGCATTGATCTTGTCGTATTCGGCGTGGGTTCCGACCCAACGGATTCGGATAATCCCGGCTGCATAATTCACCTGTGTAACCAGGCGGTAGTCGTTCCCTTTAATGTTAAACACCACCCTTCCTGTCTTCAGAATGCTGGCCGTCGCATACCTGGCTTTGATGTCCGGCGGCTCCCCAAGGGCCATAGACAGAGATCGTGATCACCCTTTTTCTCCTATCTCGTTGACTAAATTCTGAAGTCGGTTTGCTGCTTCGGAGAGCTTCGAGAAGTCAGACATAAACATATCGCCCTCCATCTCCCACAGATTGGTGACTGGTCCTCTGATCATTGGTGCTATGCGTTTGATAAACTCCTCTAAAGTTACGTTCTCGCGGTAATCCCATCGGTAGGTGGTCATGCTGTTTCCCTTTCCTCAGCTGCTAGACCAATCTTGTACCAAATTGGTACATAGGTGTTCTTCCATCGTGCCATATACGATTTCTCTCTGATATAATAGTTTCTATAGCCTATCACAGCATCGACCTCTTTGCAATAGTCAGGCATACATTGCGGCGGGTCGAAGAAGTCACCCGAAGGCAGTTCATAGGGAGGATGGCTAAGACCACGCACAATGCCACACTCCTCTGTCTTGTGGATCTTGCCGTATCGGAACGTGTACTCTGAACATAGGTCTTTAAGAAGCAGGTATAACCAATTGTAATTGCTGCGATTTGCCCTAGCCCAGATAGCTGACGGATGGTTTCGGTGCGTCGGTTTATAGCACTCGATACTAGGCTCCCCGTCGATCTCATGGTGGGCGGTAGACAACAACTGCGCATACTCCAAGATCATTTTGACAACGTGTTTGTCGCAGTGCATCTCAGCGCATCGCTTGGGGTCGCTGTCGAGATAGAATATGTTCATTTGTCGTCCTCTATGATTTCGTCGTAGTATCCCATGGGCTTTAACCCGTCTGTTTCCCAGTCGTTGTCGATGACTTCCTTGGCGTTCCAATACGGTACTCGACGACGTTTATCAGACACAACCCGTTGCCGGTATTTGTTGTCCTGTAACGCCTTGGCAAATTCATTTATTTTGGGCATCGTCTAATCTCCGTTTTATGTCCTGCTCTAACAATATAGCACGCCCGAGTAATAATGCAAGCAATTGTGATAATATGCTCATGTGTTCTCCAGTTCCTCTAGGGTCACGAGGTTCTCAGTGTCATAATTGGCAAAAACCCGGCGGACCTCTTGGCGGCAGACAGCGCACAGGTCTTCACTTAGTGGCTGGGTGGGTGGCAGTAGCGAATCACAAATAGCACAGTGCATCAGTCTTCCTCCACGTAGACAGGACGCTCGCCCAGTTGGTTAAGACGGCCAATCATGTTCGAGTGGTCCATCAATAGGTTTCTCAATTGATCTCGTTTGATCTGAATCTGTTTCCCTCTGCCCTTATCTGCGGACAAGTGGGCATCTCGAAACTCTTCGTCAGTTGTATAAAGCTTGAATTCTCCGGGCTTCAATATTGTCTTCCTTAGTTTACCCTTAGTCCTACATAGAGTATAAATACTCTATTGAGGGACTAAGGGTTACTCTTAGGATACAAAGTGTATCCTATATAGTATATATAGGGATGACTTTTCAGATTTCAAGGGGTCTCCAAATATTTTTTTTTGTACTCCTCGGCGCACCGCTGAGCCATGATCTGTATGATCCGCTGTCGCTTATAGTTTGCCCACAGATTTTCAAGCGAGCCAATGGGGTGCAATTTGATCTGCCGATTGGCACGCAATAGGGCGCACGTTAATTGATGGTCTGTCATTGGTCTACTTCCTTAGCTATTTCTCCGTATCCTCCGCACGTTTGACAAGTTTGTATCGATTGCACGGGGCCATGGGGCGTTGTTTCGTCATAGTCCACTACTCCATCGCCTTGGCATTCGGGGCATTCGTGCCAAGCGATGTTCTCTGATTTGTATCTTTGCATTGTCTTTCCTTAGTGTTTCGGGTAGCTGATAAACGGAACCGCCGGGTCCCAACACGCGCGACATGAGCCACAATTGTTGCCTTGTGATCTAGCAGGGCAAACGTAGCCTTTCGGCTCAGCGGTGAACACTTGTGATCCGTTGATGCCATGGGGCTTGTCGCCATTGAGCTTGGAAGCTGAAACTCGGACGTTTAGATTGTCTGGCATCGTGTTGCCAGCTGCTAGCCAGTCAGCGACCATGCGGCGTTCTTGTGTCGGCAGCCAATAGCGGATTTTCGGGGTCAATCGTGCGACCTCAGCGATAGCGTCGAGCATGTCGATAGACTGTAAGTCGCCGCTATCGAACCAGCGATGATAACCGTCAACGTTATATCGTTCAATCTGGAACACCATGCTGGCGACCCATTGATCCCTAGGCGTCGATTTCCAGCGGGCTAGGTTGTCTCGCCAGCCTTGATCGACACTAGGGCGCAGCTTTTGAAGCTTGCGAGCGTAGCAACTGGCGCACGGCGTTCCGGCAATCTTGGCCAATTTTGATCCCGTGATACAAGCGAATGCGTCGATTGCGAATGTTGTGCCGGGCATCTTAGTGTTGCCAGTGCTAACTTTTCCGGCAAGTTTTGCGTCCTTGACTTTCATAGCGTTACTCTTCCTTTCCGATTGACACAATAGAGCGGGCGAGAATACCCCGCCCGCTCCGTTCTATCAACCGGCGAAATTCCATAGCATTTTGACCGGCGATTTCCGTTCTATGTAGACAGAACGCAATCCGGCGTGCACCGCAAAGAACGTATTCCCGGTTTTCATCCCGTAGCGTTTCTTCGCGGCCCGTTTCCGGGTTAGGCCCCAC